CAGGTGTTGTCCCTTGCCGTTGACGTACTCGTGGCTCCTCATGCCACCAAAACGCATTGTGCGGGAGGCGGAAACGCCGTTGATCTGGGACAGCTCCTTCGCGCTTGCGCGCGGCAGAGCCGCATTGCCATACGTGTGCGGTATGCGTCCAATGTTCTTGCCAGTCTCCTTGCGGATAATGTCAACAAACATCTTATGCGTCTTGCCCACGATAGCACCAGTTCGCGCTTTCGCCGGGGTAGCCTTAGGCGCAGGGGCCTTGGTTACAGGAGGAACAGGCTTGCCAACCCCTCTAGGGGGGCCACCAGCTCCATTACCTCCGTTACCACTGCCTCCACCTCCTTCAGATCGGCTTGCCCTGGGAGGAGCAGCATTTCCGCTAAGGGCAGCGTGCTGTCCAACAAGCTTGTTAAGCTTCCTAACTCGGCCTTGGAGACCGGCGAGTTCGACAGGAGCTTGTTGACCACCCCCGTTGGGGGCGGATTTTGAATTTCGTTGCTTCGACTTGGCTTTGCCATCCATTTGAAAACTTTTCACGCCACCTCCATCCGTTGGCGCGCAAAATGTTGAAATCGCGCCGTGAAAGCCTTCTAATCCCGTGTGGACGCCATGCAATTGTCTCTCGCTTGGCAGCCCACGTCCAGTGAGCACCCTCACCTCAGCATCCGTAGAATCACGGTACCGAAGTAGGAGCGCCGCATAGATTTTACGGAACTCCGCGTACATCTCGGGGTATGGGTACGCGTGGATGAGCAATTGGCCCAGCCGGAACAACTCTTGTCCAACCGTCAGCGTACCCTCAGTGAACTTGAAGGCAGCGCGCAGCCGCTCAGGATTGTAATGACACCAATAGATACCATTCCACAGCACCGTATCGGCGCCAAGGAAGTGCGTCCCATCAGGCCCGTCGAACACCTTCCAATCTTCTAACTTAATGACAACCTGAAAAACGTCGTAGAGAACCTGCTTGACCCAGTGAGGATCACGCATTTTCGCGAACTTTCTCGGGAATTTGCCACGAAAGTCATCCGAATAGATGTGCAAGACGAGGGCCTTCAACTCAGCACGAGTCACTTCAGGACAAGCCTTCCGTGCAAGTGTGAGAATGTGAGACGCCGTCCAAGGGCACGTATCGTCGGCCGTGTTGTTCTGGCCACTCGGGTTGTGTGTCGCAGTCGCAATTACCGTTCCGTCCCACAAGATCGTGAGAGTATAGGTAATATTGTCCTGGACCCACTGAGCAGCCTTGATGTCAAACGGGTCGGTTAGCTCTAAGAATTTGTTGCGCGTGCGATAGATCCACTTCATTAGCTTGAAGTTCTTATCACACCGGGGCACATCATACTCAATGACGAACTCGCCATCAGAGCACTCCAACTCGCACGTGAGCTTGTGCGCGCCACCACTCTTCATCGTTGTCCCCACCTTAAACCACTTCGTGCGCTGAATAGCCCTATTCTGATTCGAATAGAGTCGTTTTTGCGCAGCGATAAAGTGGACGGG